CTTGAGGTCGCCCTTGGCTTCCAGCGCGTTCGCGAGCAGGTCCTTGAAATAGTCGCCGCTCCAGTCGTAATAGAACACATCGCCGCCCCGGTAGTCGCTCACTCGTGGCTCCGAGAACGGGAAGTTGATCAGCTTGTCGGTCGCCTCGTCGCGCATGGTCCAAGTCTTGCGAGCGTAACCGCGCATCCCTCGCCAGCCGAAGTCCGCGCAATCGCGGTCCACGTCGGCGGGTCGGTATCCGCGATCTTGGGCAACGCATGAATCCTGCACCTTGTAACGATGCTGAATCTGGCGCAGTTGGTCCCGCGTCTCGACGCGCCCAAAATAAAGCTGCCGGTAGGTCGGCCCAGTCGCCGAGCTGAAAGCGCCGATTTCCACCCACCAGTGGTCTTGCTGCCGGTCCACGGCCATAAAGCGAATGACCTCGCCGTCGATTGCCTCGCCGTTGGAGAACTGCGCGACGCTGTAGTCGCTCGCCTGCACGAATAGGTTGACGACCTTTTTCTCGACAATCCACGGCCGCGCCTCGCGCTTGGTCTTAAACTCGATCTTCATCTTGTCGTCACCTTGACGCACGAAATGATTGTCCGCCTCGCAGAATTCTTCGACCAGCAAGCGCATCGGACGGCTGACAAGCGACTCGACGCGGAAGCTCTGAATCTCAGCCGGCGCCGCCTCGTTCAGCGAAACGAACCGCCCGGCCCGCTTCCAGCCGGTGCGCGTCGTGTCGGTGTCCGGCGACTCGTGGCCGCAATGCGGACAACGGAAGCGACACGACTCGACGGCTCGCGCAACGTCCCACGTCTCGTCATCGCGCCGCGCCGCTGCGTCCCAGACCACGCCGCCGCGCAAGCCGGTCTCCTCGTTCTTGTCTAACGCGAACGCCACCGGGTGCACCTTGTGGCACGCCGGACACTCAGTGCTCCACTCCTGCTGGGTGCCTTGGCGGAAGCTCGTGTCCTCAACGTTGCCGGTTTCGAGGTCCATAATCGGCGCTTGGCTCGTGTTGTAAATCTTCGAGCGCCCGACCTCCTCGAAACGCGAGACGCGGGCGACGGCGTGGCCGTAAACCTCCTGCCACTTCGGAAGCCAAATCTCGTCGTTGATCTTGTAGCGGATGGACTGCGACTGTTGGCTCGAAAGGTTCGCCGGGTTTAGCAGGAAAAAGAAGCCGCCGAAATAAATCTCGGTCGTCGTCCGGTGCGGCCCGACTCGCGGAAGCATCGCGGCGACCGGCTTGCACGACTCGAAGATCGGGTTCAGCCGTGACTTCGCGTGACGGTCAATCATCTCGTCCGTCTGCATGGTCCAGCTAATCGGCCCGGCGTCGTTGCAGATCAGCCACGGCACCCAGATGTCTGCCACAAGCGTCCCGCCGATCTGCACGGCCTTGCGGAAGTGAACGCGGCGCACCAGCGGGTTTTGGAGCGCATCGAAGATCGGAATCAGCCACGGCGAGATTTTGACGTTGAACGGTCCCGGCGTCGCGTAGCTTTCGGGCAGGACGATATGCTTCCGCGCCCATTCGTAGATCGGCGAGCGGTCGGGCTGCGGAAGGCGCAGGGTGGTGAGCAGGGTGTCGGATGCGGTCACGCGATTTGCTTCTTTGGCCGTCCGCCCTTGGCTCCGTTTGCCCGACGTGCGGCCTGCAACGCGGCGGACTTAGACTTTCCGCCGTTGCGTCCTGTAGGAGCGCAGCGCGGCAGAACGTAGTCACGCACGCGGCGCAGTTGATAGAACGCGCAGGACAAAGCCTCGGGGCTGTCCGGTTCTTCGTATGCCGCGCAAACTTCCAAGATCGCTCGGCGTATCGTTTCAAGATCGCTGTTGGTCATACGCCACACATCCCCTCGCACTCATTGTGGAACTTTAGTTGCCCCTGAGTCGTGTCCTCGGAAAAATCTACGTCGGATAACGGAATCAGAGAGTCGTGCAAAAATAGTTTTCCCTTCATGCGGTTCGGCCCGTTCTCGGTTGTGCGAAGTCGCTGCATTTCGACCTCAAACGCGACCGCTCCCGCAAACTCCTCGGGTTGCTCCATCTTCATTTTGCGCCACTCGTGGTCCGAATGAAACGGGCAATAAGTGCAAGCCGAGCGAGGCGGCGTCGGAAAGCCTCGTGACTCCATCCAGCGCAAACAGTCATGCCGCGTCATTTCTTTTTCGATCAATGGGTATCGGTTCGCCGCCCATTTGAGTTGAGACGGTTTCATTCGCCCTACCTCGTCGAGCGAAATTCCAATCCACGAAACAACGCCAACGGTTTTTTGCCCTCGTTTGATGTTGGCTAGTTCCCGAGCCTTTCTGAAAAGCGGAATGAGCTTGTGGTTTTGCGTGCAAGCCCGACCAGTAATTCCTCTCGTTCCGTCTGCGTTAAGCGCAAAAGCAGGGATAAGGTTTTTGAAATACCGCCCGCCGTGCTTTTGATGGTATCGCGGTCTTAAAACCGCCTCGGTCAAACTCCCGGCGCTGACTCGGTAAAGCGGAAACGGGAGCAATGGCTCAAGCCAGTTGAGCCAATCGTAAACAACCTTCGGCTCGGCGTGCGTGTCCGAGAAGATCGCAGCGACCGGCATAGGCGTGACCTCGCCAGCCGCAGCCATGAGCGCGAGCGTCGAGCTTTGCACGCCGGCACCGAGCGAGAGGACATGGATTGGCTCGCTCACTTCTCAGTCCTCCAAACTACGGTTGCGCCGTCCTCTTGGTAACTTCCGAGCATTTCGCCCGCGTCCATCCGGCGAAGCACTTTGTCGGAAATCATGCTGTTGCAATGTCCGCCCGTGAAGTGGTGCTGCCCGCTGTAAGTGCTGGCAAAGGCTGTAACGTGCCCGACTAGCTCGCGCATTTGGGAGCTGATTGGGCATTTCTCAAACTTGCGATAGGTGATCAGTATTGGAGTGGTCATGTGTTGTGTCGTTGTTGACGCCATCACCAAAACCTAGCGCGTTAGGTTTGTAAAGAACTATTTTCACTCCCGCGACCGGTCCAGCGCCTCAGCCTCGAACGTCGCGATATTCGCGTTCACGACCTCGCGGATCTCCGACAAGATCGCGCCGCCTTCCACGTTCAGCTCTGCCGCGTTCATGCCGACGCCACGAGGTCCGAGTTCAATCGTGAGCTTGAGCCGCAGCAGCAGGTCCAGCTTTTGCCCGAGCGTGACGAGCATCGCTTCGACTACCTCGCGGTCGATCACGTCGCCGGCCTCGCGTTCGTTCTTGGACCGGGCAAGCCGGATTTGCTCGCGCATTAACTCGGCTTTGAGGTCGGCCAGATTCTTCGTCGCCGTGTCCTTGCCGATCAGGTGCTCGGCGCAGAACGCTTGCCACGCGGTCAAGTTCTCGCGCTTGCCATCCTCGTGTTTCTTTGGTGCGTCGGGAAAGCGATTGCGGACATCGTAAATGCCCTGCCGCGACATCCCGAGTTCCTTCGCCAGTGCGCTCAGGTCTTTCACCCAGCCGCCCGTCTGCTCGGCTTGAAACTCGTTCAGCGCCTTCCGCTCCGAGGTCGTCAGCGTCTTGCCGGCCTTGAGCTTGACCGCGATGTTTTGGACGTTGCGGCGGGCGAGGATTTCGCTCGGTGATTGCGCGGCGTCGCTCATTCAGAAGATTGGAGCGCCGGGGTCGGTGTCGAGCCGCCCTCTCCAGTCTGGAAGACTGGCGTGTCCGTGGTGTCACCTCCGGCGCGTGATTGGATTCTCTGCTTGCCCTTATACATCCCCGCACCGCGCCGGTCAATCTCGCTGAACGGCAGAATCGGAACTGTCAGGCGAGCGCGTGCGGTCGGGTCGAGAAAGTAGATGTAGCGGAGTTGAAAGCCCACAAGCGGAACCGCCCCGATGGCTTTGAGAAAGCTTGTTGATGTGCCGCTGCCCTGCTTCCCGTATTTTGCTTTCTGGCTGTTTTTCCCCGCGTTCGGCTGAAACCCGGGTTCAAAAATTATTTTGCAGCACACCTCTCCGTCTGGCATCCGATACATGGACTTGTTTGAATTGATGCCTACCAGCGCAAATCCGCTCGCGCGATAAATCGCACCGTCCCCGCATTGCGTTGCATCGGCGTATGACTGAACCCATTGCATCCACGGGTAGTGCTTTTTTATCCATCGCATCGCAAAAGCAATGCAACGACTCTCGCTATTTTTCGGCAACCAGTCCGCAAACGCCAACCTGTGCAGGTCAAGCATTTCGTTCCACTGTGTTCTGGTCACTGTGCCTATAACTTTGTGCTTGTCGATTGGTGGTCCAAACTGCATCGCGCCGCCACATTTTCCGTCAAGAAAAACTCCGAGATGCAGTTGGCTGCGAGTATCCACTTTTCCGCTGTAATGCAATGCCCGCACAATTCGGTTCGCATCCTGAGCCGAAATCGGCTTGACGATAATGTCTTTAGCTCGGCCCACGGTTAAACCTCCCGCAGATAAACGCCAGAGCGTTGCCGTTGCTGTTTTCGTTCACGGCTGACTCGCCGCCGCCCTCTTCCTTCGCCTTGCTCATTGCCGCTTCCACTTCCTCAAATTGCTCGTCGTGAACCGTGAATGTCATTTGCCGGAACGGTGCGCGGTCACCGTCTTTCAAAGCTGGCGCTTCCGCTTCCGCCACGGCAAACTGCCCGATGTCCTCCGGCGAGTAGCCAAGATCAGCCAAGTCAACGCCCTCGTCCTGTAGCGATTTCAAAACGTCGTTCAGCGAATCCTCCCACTCGGCCAGCTCCGCCGTCCGGTTGTCCGCGATAGCGAACGCCGTGGCCTCGACGCCCGCAAGGTCGGTCCGCACGATCTGGATTTCGGTCCAGCCGAGTTCCTGCGCTGCGGTCAACGTGCCGTTGCCGGCGAGGACGATTCCTTTGGCGTCCACGACGATTGGCTTCTGCTGCCCGAATTTGCGCAGGCTGGCTTTGATCGCGTCGAGGTTTCGGCGCGAATGTTTGCGGACGTTGGACGGGTCGAGCGAAAGCTCGGTGATTTTGGTCGTTGTTAGTTTCATGTGTCAAATTGGCTCGAAAAACGAAATGGGTTTTTTCTCGCTAGGTCGCTTAACC